GGCTTCAAGACACGTTACGGCATGGTTGCAAACCCATTTGCTGAAGGTACTGGCGCAGGTTTAGGTCGTATCGACACAGTTGGTGTAAACAACTACTATCGTTCGTTCGGTATCACTAACTTGATGTAATTTAAAGTCTCGACTATTCTTATAATAATAAGAGACTGATTGGGGGAGAAGAAATTCTCCCCCTTTTTTTATCGATATAAATACACATATGACCGCACTCAATAGAAATCCATCTAATCCAAACATGCTCCAAGGGAATAAGTTCCAATTGAACTTTTCTAGAGCACCCAATCTTCAATACTTTTGTCAGACAATAACATTGCCTGGCTTATCAACATCTGAGATACCAGTAAACAATCCATTTGTTGAACTGTATGCTCCAGGTGAAAAAGCAATCTATGACACATTGAACATTACCTTTATGGTAGATGCAGAGATGACAGGTTGGTTAGAAATTCATGATTGGCTTCGTGGTATGACATTTCCAACTTCATTTGAAGAGTATGTAAATCTTGGACAACAAAATCGATTTACCACTACTGCTCAATCTAAAACCCCACAGTATGCAGATGGTGCGGTAACTATTCTTTCAGCATCAAACAAACCATATTTTAAATTTAATTTCTTTAATATGTTCCCAATTTCTATTGGTGGTTTTATGATGTCATCTACGGATACACCAGAGACTATTATTACTTCCGATGCCACATTTAGGTTTACCTATTTTAATGTTGAAAAATTGATATAGATGTGTTATACTCCTAGAAGGAGGTAAGTTATGAGCAAACTTGATGATGTATTAAAAATGTGGGCAGACGATTCTAATATAGATCGTACTGAACCAGGTAAAGCATTAATAGATATTCCCAAACTTCATAGTAAGTATCTTAACATACTTTCACAACACCGTCTACTGGTGAAAGATGCTGAGTTTAAATATAACCGCATGAAGAAACTCAAGTGGGAATACTATACAGGTAAGTTAGATGATGATGACTTGAAGAAGCATGGTTGGGAACCATTTCCATTTACCCTCAAATCTGACATCACTACATACTTAGATGCAGATGAAGATATCAATAAGTATCTGGCATCTAAGATGATGCATGAAGAAGTTGTTGATGTTTGTAATGCTATATTAAAAGAACTGAACTCTAGGACATTCCAACTTAGATCGTTCATTGACTGGGAAAAGTTTATACAAGGTGTCTGATCTCGTTTTATATAAGCAGAATGAAGCATTCATTCGATTCGCATGTGACAAAGGCATAGCACAAGAACTTGCCGATTACTTTACATTCTATGTTCCTGGTTATCAGTTCATGCCAGCATATAAGAACAGAATGTGGGATGGCAAAATTCGACTTGCCGATCTTCGTTCAACTACCATATATCATGGTCTTGTTCCATACATAGAAAAGTTCTGCACTGAAAGAGATTATGAGTTAGAAATCGATTCATCAATTAATTCTACTACAGATTTCTCGGTAGTGGAAGCAAAAGAATTTATTGCTACCTTAAATTTACCTCATGAAGTTCGGGACTATCAATTAAAAGCATTTGTTCATGCAATTAGAAATAAACGAATGCTTTTGCTTTCACCTACCGCATCAGGCAAATCTCTAATACAGTACATCATTCTAAGGTACATACAACGCAATCACAAAAAAGGTTTGCTAATTGTTCCCACCACATCGCTAGTAGAGCAAATGTATAAAGACTTTGAAGATTATGGATATGATTCAGAAAAATATTGTCATCGCCAATACTCAGGTAAAGATAAAACTACTGAGAAGTTTTTGACTATTACGACATGGCAATCTATCTACAAAAATCCACCAGAATACTTTGAACAGTTTGATTTTGTTCTTGGTGATGAAGCACATCAGTTCAAAGCAAAGTCATTGACTACCATCATGACTGGTCTGACTAAGGCAAAGTATAGAATTGGTTGTACAGGCACGATTGATGGTACGAATACACATCGATTGGTACTAGAAGGTTTGTTTGGACCAGTGTTTCAATCAACTACCACTGCTGAGTTAATTGAGAAGAAACAATTAGCAGACTTCAAAATCAAAGCATTGATACTCAAGTATCCAGAAGAAGCATGTAAAGCATCACGTGGTTGGGACTATCAAAATGAGATAGAATATATAGTGAAGAGTAAGTATCGCAACGAGTTCATTCGTAACTTGGTGTTATCATTAGAAGGTAACTCACTTGTATTATTTCAGTTAGTTGAGAGACATGGTAAAGAACTGCATAAGATTATTAAAGAGAAGGCTGGTGATCGCCATGTTTTCTTTGTGTATGGTGGAACAGATGTTGAAGTCCGTGAACAAGTCCGTGAGATTACAGAGACACAGAATGATGCAATCATCGTTGCCTCTTATGGCACTTTTAGTACCGGCATCAATATACGGAATTTGCATAATGTCGTATTTGCTTCTCCAAGCAAATCAAGAGTAAGAAATTTACAGTCTATTGGTCGTGGTCTTAGAATAGGTGAGAACAAAACTGAGGCAGTTCTATATGATATTGTAGATGATTTTCGTACAGGCAAACATGTGAATTTTACCTTGAAACATTTTGCCGAACGTGTTAAAATATATGATGAAGAAAAATTCAAATACAAGTTCTACAACATAGAGGTCAAGAATGCATAATGTAAAAATTATAAGAATGCAGACTGGTGAAGATATTATGGCATCTATGATAGGTGAAGAACAAGAAGAAACAGTTCTTCTTGAAGATCCAATGAGATTGATCTTTCGCCGTATGCCTACAGGTCAAACTGTAATGATGATGATGCCGTGGTTACCAGTAGAATTGATCAAAGATAATAGTGCATTGGTGTATAACTCAGATATAATTACTATTGTTGATCCAAAAGAATCAATGATAGAGTATTATGAAAACCTTGTAATCAAAACTATGCTTGAGATGGAAAAGTCTGAAGATATGATTGCAGGGTTGTTAAAAGATCAAGCGGGTGAAGAAGATGATAGTGAAGAAGAGTATAGTATGGAAGACTTAATTCAATTTGTAGAAGAAGTGAAGAACAGAACATTACATTAATATAGGTGATTCGTTATGATAGAAAATATGATTAAAGAACTTAGCAGAATTGCTAAGCCAAAGTATATACAAAATTATGATAACTTTAATCCAGAAAAAGACTATGTGCTTTACTCTGGACAATACTGGGATCACAATGAAATAGAATTGGCAATGACTGCTTTTCTTACTGGTGCATGGATAGCATCAGGTGAAAACGTCTTAAAATTCCAAGAAGCATTTGCCAAGAGATTTAATGCTGGCTATTCTCATATGGTCAATTCTGGCAGTTCAGCAAATCTTGCTATGCTTGCCGCACTTAAATCACACTTCAAATGGAATGACGGTGATGAAATTATTGTTTCTCCTGTTGGCTTTGCTACCACCATTGCCCCTATCGTTCAGACAAATCTAAAACCAGTTTTTATTGACATTGAGTTTGATACCCTAAACTTTGATGTCAATCTAATTGAAGAAAAGATTACACCAAAAACAAAAGCAATTTTTGTTTCACCAGTTCTTGCTAATCCACCTGATATGGATAGAATAGTCGATATATGTAATCGACACAACATCCTATTAATCGGTGATAATTGTGATTCATTGGGTACAATGTGGGATGGCAAGTTGATCAATGAGTTATATTTCGCATGGTCATGTTCGTTCTATCCAGCACATCATATCTCCACAGGTGAAGGTGGTATGGTATCATCAAACGATAAAGAGTTTATCGAAACCGTTAGAAGTATTTCTTGGTGGGGTCGTGATTGCTATTGTATTGGTGTTAATAATACATTACCTTGCGGTACCTGTGGTAAACGCTTCTCCAATTGGTTAGATAATTATGATGGTATCATTGATCATAAGTATATCTTTAGGCATGCTGGTTACAATATCAAACCATTAGATTTACAGGGTGCTATTGGTCTTGCTCAATTAGGTAAGATTGATGAGATTGAAACTAAACGTAGATTGCACAAGAATAGAATCGAAGAATTGTTAGTTAAACATATTGGCATCAAGCCTGTCAAAGTATTAGACAAATCTGATCCATCTTGGTTTGGTGTTCCAATTGTATGTGAGTCGCAAGAACAAAAAGAATTCATGGTCGATTTCTTTGAGTCAAATCGAGTTCAGACACGTCCATACTTTGCTGGTAATATTTTGTTGCATCCTGGTTTTAAAAACTTAGATGACTTCAGTAAGTATCCTAATGCGAACAAAGCATTATCTCATGTATTCTTTTTAGGATGCCCACCATTTTATAATGAGAAGGTGTTTGCTTATCTTGAAGAGGTAATGCAAAAATGGTAAACGATCTACAAGTATTCGGCGGACATGGTTTTATTGGGTCAAAATTTGTACAGACTCATGACAATTGTATTGTGAATGATAAACATGATTATACAGTTAAGTCGAAAAATATTTTATATTTTATTTCGACAATTACAAATTATAACATGAAAGTCAATCCGTACATTGACATTGAAACAAACTTGATTACCTTGATGCGTGTATTGGAACAGTGTAAAGATAAAGATGTTACCTTTAATTTTATTAGTTCATGGTTTGTCTACGGACATACTGACATGCCCGCAACCGAAGAATCCATATGTAATCCATCAGGCTTTTATTCTATCACTAAACGAGCAGCAGAAGAACTTCTGATCTGCTATTGTAAGACATTTAATATTAAGTATCGCATCCTTCGTTTATCTAATGTGGTGGGTAGCGGTGATCCTAAAGCATCACCAAAAAAGAATGCACTTCAACATCTAATCAATGAAATCAAAGCAGGTAATGATATTAATGTTTATGAGGGTGGTGGAATGTTGCGTGATTATATTCATGTTTCGGATGTATGCAGAGCATTGAATATTGTGATGGAAAAAGGTGAACTTAATACTGTCTATAACATTGGTAATAATGAACCAATTAGATTTATCGATATGTTAGATTATGCCAAGAAGATTACAGATAGCAAAAGTAACTTTAATACCATATCACAACCTGAGTTTCACAAGACTGTTCAGGTACTTTCTATGTGGATGAAAGCAGAAAAATTAAAAGCACTTGGATACAAACCATTCATTGATAAAGAAAAAATGATTGAGGACATGATTCGATGAATTTATGTTTATACCAATCTTATTACAGTGAAGAGCAATTAAGTAAACTAAGTCCTGTATTCATTCCGTATAATAACTTAAATAATCCTAAGCCACTTCTTAGAGAATACCCAATGTGGAAACAACTCTATGAGAATCATAAAGGTACGGATGCTTATTGGGGATTGTTATCTTGGCGTTGGATGGAGAAAACACATTTAGAACCAGAAGTTTTTCGTGAATGGATATTAAATAATCCTGGTTATGATGTTTATCACATTGATCCATTTCTTGATGTTGCTGCTACACATACCAACATATGGACGCAAGGAGACATATGGGTTCCTGGCATGATAGATTTCTGTAATAGACTATTTCCAAAATTGGGAATCAATACTAAAGTTGAAGATTATGTGTATCATCCAGATGACTTTGCCACTTGTAATTATTACATAGGTAATGAAAACTTCTGGAAAAGTTTTATTTCATTCCTAGATGAGTGTTTGAATATCATTGAAGATGATCCTGAAATGAAACACTACATGTATGAGAAAACAATTTCCTATAATGGAAATCAAGTACCAGGTTTTCCGTTTGTGACTGAGAGATTATTTTCTCTGCACAATATACTATATAAAAAAACTAAAGTTAAAAAATTCCCAATAGACTATCCAAATTATAAAGCAATTTACGGAGAAGCCCATACTGGATTAGTTAGTCTTTATAATAGAAAGAAAACACTATGATCAACAATTTTGATCTTGATTCTTTGAGAGAAGAATACAAGCAAGGCAAACCTTTCAATTACGTTGTCATTGATAACTTCTTTAAGGAAGATATCGCAGAACAACTATCAAACGAGTTTCCAGATTATAACGATGACAAAGTTTGGAACATCTATAAGAATCCACTAGAGAACAAGAGACTGACTCCAGATTGGAATTTGTTTCCTGCTCTGACATATAGAGCATTTACTTTTTTAAATACTCCAGAATTTATTAATCAGATTGAACATATTATTGGTGTTGAAGATATCAAACCTGATATGGGATTACATGGTGGTGGCTGGCACGTAACTCCAGGTGGTGGCAAATTGAACATACACATGGATTATTCTGTTCATCCAAAATTAAAAATAGAACGCAGAGCGAATCTAATAATCTATCTATCACATTGGCAACAAGAATGGGATGGTGCTTTGCAACTGTGGTCACATGATGAAACTACAAATGGACCTAAAGAATGTGTAAGTAAGGTTGAGGTAAAATTCAATCGTGCAGTAATCTTTGACACAACACAAAATTCATGGCATGGTTTACCTGATGAGATTAAAGCGCCTTCGAATGTCTTACGTAAGAGTCTAAATATATATTACTTAACTGAGCCAAGAGAAGGAATCTCTTCAAGAGAAAGAGCATTGTTTTCGGCACACAAAGACCAAAAGAATGATGAGAATATTAGACAATTGATCGTAAAAAGATCGAGTTCTGAGACAATTAAGGATGCATATAGAACAGAATGATGTTATACTAATGAATGCAGTATAATATCTAATAAGGATTCCAATCACTACACAAGCAGTTTACGCCCGAATTTTAAAGTTGTCAAGGATTAATTAAGGTAAATATATTATGGCTACAAATCACTATGTAAACAATGCCGACTTTCTGGCAGCACTAATCAAGTATCATGAAGATTGTGCAGAAGCAAAAAAAACAAATGGTCCAGAGCCAAAGATACCGAATTACATCGGTGAATGTTTTTTAAAGATTGCAGAGCATCTATCCCGTAAGCCAAATTTTATTTCGTATACTTATCGTGACGAGATGATCTGTGATGGCGTAGAGAATTGTATTCAATACTTCCGTAATTTTGATCCTGCCAAATCTAAGAATCCATTTGCATATTTCACTCAGATAATTTACTATGCTTTTCTCCGCAGGATCATGCGTGAGAAGAAACAACTCTATGTAAAGTACAAGGCAACTCAACAGTTTGGATTATTGGATGAGGGTGAGATGTTTGAAGATGAGAACGGTCACATGAAACAGTTTGAACTGTACGACAACATATCGGAATTTATCCACAACTTCGAGGAAAATAAGAAGAAAAAAAAGGAAAAAAAAGCAGAAGGTCTTGAATCTTTCTTAGAAAATGATGTAGAATAGTAATATGAAAATTTGCATACTAGGTGATACGCATCACGGAATGCGTGGTGATTCTTTAGACTTTCATAAATACATGGAGAAGTTCTACACGAACACGTTCTTTCCATATCTAAAGGATCACAATGTTACTACCGTTATACAACTTGGTGATCTATTCGACCGTCGGAAGTTTATT